ACCACTGCCAATTTAGACCCCCGCCTGGGAACGCAGCAACCCGACGGCGCACCGTGCGAGCCGATGAGTGCGCGCAAGTGGCGGTGGGGGGTGCTGTGATGTCGTGTCACGACTGCATGTTCTTGCTGAGAGATAAGCCGCGTGAGTGGAAGTCACCAGGGCAATGCACGCGCTATCCGACATGGGTTTCGGTCGCTCACAACCATTTTTGCGGGGAACAACGAGACGCGCAGGCAATCTACGAGAATCGAAATGGCGTGCGCGATGATGTGATGGCCCAAGAGGGGCGGCAGCAAACCCGCGCAATTGCGGCCGAGAAGCTGGTCAAGGAACTGCGCGCTCGGATCAGGGAATTGAAGGCGGCTAAATGACCGACTGGCCAGCCATCATCGCCCGCCTGGAACGCCGCAAGGTCAACATTCGCGCGTTGCTCAATGTTTCACGCGTCACGCTCTGGTACTGGCGAACAGGCCGACGCAAGCCCAATGGCGACCATGCGGTACAAATTATTTTGATGGATAGGGCAAATGCAAACCACTGTTAACGCATACAGTGGTATGGTGCGCGGATACCGCATTGCGGGACAACGGGTTATCGTTGAAATAACGTGCCTGCACCGCTCGGAAATCAGAACGCCAGCAAGGGCCGCATGTTCGCGGACGCGATCAATCGCGCGCTCCAACTGCCGGGGCGGCACGAGCGGCTGAAACGACTTGAGGCCATCGCCGACAAGCTCGTGACGCTGGCCGAGGACGGCGACATCCAAGCCATCCGTGAGGTGGCCGACAGGCTGGACGGTAAGCCTAAGCAGGCGGTAGAGCATGCCGGAGAGGGAGGCGGCTCCATTGGCATTACCACATCCGGCACTATCGACCATCGAGTCCTACCAGCGACTGCAGAATTCCTTGGCGCACTGCTCAGGGCCGGAGCAGATACACCATCTGCGCAACCTGATGCGGACGGATCTGTACTACCTGCTCCGGTACGGTCTGAGGCGGGCGGATCTTGAACGGCAATGGTTGCTTGACCGATGCCGCGAAGTCCAGGCGCAGCCGAATGGAATGCTCGACCTGTGGGCGCGCGAGCACTACAAGTCCACGATCATTACGTTTGCGCTCACTATTCAGAATGTTCTATGCGATCCCGAAATTACGGTCGGGATATTCAGCCACACGAGGCCGAACGCAAAGGGCTTCCTGCGGCAGATTAAGCGCGAGTTCGAGGGCAACGCGCTCCTTCAGGAGCTATTCCCCGATGTGCTTTGGGCGAATCCATCGAAGGACGCTCCGACGTGGTCAGAGGACGGCGGTCTCGTCGTCCAGCGCAAGGGCAACCCCAAGGAAGCAACCATCGAGGCGCATGGACTCGTCGATGGACAGCCGACCGGCAAGCACTTTGCGCTTCTCGTCTACGACGATGTCGTCACGATTGACTCCGTGACGAGCCCCGAGATGATCCACAAGACGACAAACGCGCTCGCACTGTCCTACAACCTTGGGGCTGATGGTGGGCAGCGTCGGATGATCGGCACGCGCTACGACTACGCGGACACGTACCGCGAGGTGATCGGGCGTGGATCGTTCGAGGTGCGCAAGCATGCGGTCACGGTGGACGGCACCGAGGACGGTGAGCCGGTGCTGCTGAGTCGGGAGAAGGTCGCCGAGAAGCGGCGCGACATGGGCGCGTATGTGTTCTCGTGTCAGATGCTGCTCAACCCGAGTGGTGACAAGTCGCGTGAGTTCAAACGTGATTGGCTGCGCTGGTATCAGAGCTCACTCAGCGGCGAGGGCATGAACGTCTACATCCTCGTCGATCCGGCAGGCGAGAAGAAGAAAACATCCGACCGCACCGCGATGTGGGTGGTTGGCCTGAACAACGACGGCAACTACTACCTGCTCGACTTCCTGTACGACCGGCTGAACCTGACCGAGCGTGCGCGCGAACTCATGCGCCTGCACCGCAAGTGGCGACCGATGCGCGTCGGCTATGAGAAGTATGGCAAGGATTCCGACATCGAGGCGGTCAAGATCGTCCAGGCGCACGAGAACTATCGCTTCGACATCGTGCCGCTTGGTGGCACGCTCAAGAAAGAGGACCGCATCCGACGCCTCGTGCCGTTGTTCGAAGCGGGCAAGGTGTACGCACCTCCGACGATGCATCGCACGCTCTCAGACGGGCGCACGATAGACATCCTTGAGCAGTTCTTGGTCGAGGAATACGACCGATTCCCCGTAGGCGCGCACGACGACGGTATGGACTGTCTCGCGCGGATCACGGACCCGGACATGAACGCGACGTTCCCGCTGTTGGACGCGGAGCCGGAGCGGTATAGCAAGCGCAGGACTAACGGCAGCGCATGGGCTGCGTAGGAGATCGGAATGGCTAGAGACTTTAAGCGCCCACTGGATTTTGACGTAGACGCCACGAGCGGATCGCAGCATGTGGCCGAGCAGGGCAACATCACCGGCCTGCGCAACCCGTCGAGCGGGACGAATGCGTACCTGCCGGTGCGCCAAGAGTGCAACCTGTCGATCATCAGCAAGACGACGGCGGTAACTATCGGCGGCGGCGCGGTGAGCGACACGCATCTGATGGGGCTGCTGATCTCGACTGCGCTGACCGGAACGTGTGCCATTACCGGCTTTGCAGACTCGGACGGCGCAGCGCAGACGTATACGCTTCCGGCTGGCACGGTTGGTTACCGGGACTTTCTCGGCGCTATCAACAGCGCAGGCGCTTTGACTATTACTTGCAGCAATGCGAGTGATGACAACCTCGTCGCCGTGTTCTGGAGGCCGGTGTAATGCCTACCTTTCGGGCATTGAGCGCACCGGCCCGCGAGCCGACTGTGTTTTACGACTATGCGGCCATGACCGCGAGCGGGTACACCATCGCGGATCAATTTGGAACGGCCACGCGAAAAAGTCAGGCGGCGACTTACCTTGACCGTTCATGTATCCAAATGACCGGCATTGATTCGACGTTACAGTTAAACGTAACGAAGACCACGGCTCTTGCGTTGCAGTCAGATGCGGAAGGCGTGTTCGTGTTGCTTGCGTGTTCTGACCCGTTTCTCTTGGAGGCATCGACCGCAACCAGAGTCTATTGCTATCCAGAAACCTCGCCCGGCAGCAACACCGCAGACACCACGAACTACATATTCGGCGGCATTTGGGCGCAGCAGGAACTAGGCAATGGCTGGGTGCTGGCCTATGTACCATTTTCCCTGATGACGGTCGCCGGAACCGGAGCGGTCACGGATTTCCGGACGAAGAAACTAAGCCAAGTGGGTATCCGCGTTACTGTGTCCGGCACTAAGCCGGATGTGTACGTCGGCGGCGTGTGGGTGGGCGGGGCGACCCGTGCGAAGTGTGTGTTGTCCTACGATGGCGCTTACATTTCGCAAAAGACGCTCGGAAAGGTCGCGCACGATCTGTACGAAATTCCCGGAACACTGTACGTACCTTACTCGGTGATCGACAGCGGCGCTAACTACCTCACTTCTGCTGATCTCGATACGTTCTACGCTGCCGGATGGGCCATTGCGGGGCACAGTTATTCAGGCGTTGGGCTTGAGACGCTTGGAGAACAGCAGCAGTTAGACGAAATCGGGAACTTCCGGCGATGGTCGGTCGGTCGTGGCTATACACGAGGCGATGGGCATTGGGCGTGGGGATATTCTGTCGGGACAGTGAACGCAACAGAAAGCGTGCGTGCGATTTGTGATCGAGTTATGCGTGCGTCTGGATTGAAATCAATTCGCGTGGGGTCTGCTGGTAGCGGGCTTTCGCATTTACGAAGCAATGCGCTTGGATTGGCAATATCAGGTGCAACTGATCCGCAAACAATTTACTCGCCTCAGATCACGAGTGCGTTGACGGTCGCACAGATTCGGGCTTTCGTGGAGACGGGCATCCGGCACCGCATGCCGATGCATATGTACGCTCATGAGATCGCGGCGAATCAAGGGGCGACGGTAAGCGGATCGGCCACCAATTACGTGACGCCGACCATCTACGACCAGACGACGACACCGGGCACGACGCAATCGGTGATTCCTTGGATCCGGTCTCAAATCGAGGCGGGAATGGTGGACTGCGTGACCGTGGATGACTGGTATACCGGCCTCACGCAGCCGGCGCTGGTGGCATGATGCAACAAACATACGACGACCTCGCACAATGGATCAGCACCGCTCTGCAAGAGGCGAAGAAGCACTCCTCCGTATGGCGAATGCACGCTCGCGAATGGTATGACTTCTACGCCGGGAACCAGTGGGAGGAAGAAGCCAAAGCGCAGATGATCGAGCAGCGCAAGGTTCCGGTCGTGTTCAACAGAGTTGCGAGGACGGTGAATGCGGTCATCGGTCTGGAGATCCAGAACCGGCAGCAGGTGCAGTACATCCCGCGCGAGCCGGGTGATACGCAGGTGAACGAGCTATACACGAGCGCCGCCGATTGGATCAGGGACAACTGTGACGCAGAGGACGAGGAATCGGAGTCGTTCCAAGACCTGATGATCTCCGGTATCGGCGGCACCGAGACGCGGATGGATTACGACGAGAATCCAGACGGCCAGCCGGTGATTGAGCGCGTCGATCCGCTGGAATTGTATTGGGACCCGGTTGCGCGAAAGAAAAACCTGCGCGACCGACGTTGGTGCGCTCGCATCAAGCGCGTGTCAGACGAAGATATCCGCGAGATGTGGCCGGATTACGTGCCGCCCGAGAAGTCGAGCGAGACGTATCTCGACGAGCAGGACAGCCCGCACGACAGCACGCGCCCGCTCTACAACGACGACCAGCCTTCGGCTACGCAGCCCAAGCACCGGGAGTTGGTGTGCTTCCAGTGGTGGGAGCGGGAGCAGTATTACCGATTCCAAGACATCGACGGTCAGATCAAGAGCATTAGCGAAGAACAAGCGCGCTCCTTGCAAGAGCGCATGACGGCACTCGGCATGCCTATGCCGCAGATGGTGAAGCAGACCAAGAAGGTCTACTACAAGGCTTACATGGTCGGCGGCACGGTGCTTGAGTCAATGCCGCTGGAGGTGCAGAGCGGCTTTACGCTACACCTCATCACGGGCGCGCGGGACCGGAACAATAACACTTGGTTCGGCCTCGTAGCACTGATGATGGACCCGCAGCGGTGGGCGAACAAGTGGCTGTCGCAGATCATGCACATCCTCAACTCGTCGGCCAAGGGCGGGTTGATTGCAGAGCGCGATGCGTTCGCAAAGACCGCCGACGCGGAAGCCTCATGGGCTAAGGCCGAGACGATTACCTGGGCGAATCCTGGCGCGGTCAGTGGCGGCAAGATCCAGCCCAAGCCCACGACCGCAATGCCGGATGGGTTCGCCAAGCTGCTGGACTTCGCGGTGAACAGCATCAACGACGTGCCCGGCGTGAATATGGAACTCATGGGCCTCGTCGGAACGAATCAGCCCGGCGTGCTGGAAAACATGCGCAAGCAAGCGGGCATGACGATCCTTGCTGTGTTCTTCGATGCCATCCGCCTGTACCGCAAGGACCAAGGGCGGATCATGATCGAGATCATCCGCGACAAGATCAGCGACGGGCGGCTAATCCGCGTACTCGGCAAGGACGGGGCGCAATACATCCCGCTCATTCGCGACGAATCGGCGAAGGAGTTCGACGTAGTCGTGGACGAAGCGCCGACCTCGCCGAACAACAAAGAGCGCGTATTCGCCATGATGACGCAGTTGGCGCCCGTGTTGCAGAACTCGGGAATTCCGCTCACGCCTGACTTGCTGGAGTACAGCCCGCTCCCGGCCGCACTGGTGCAGAAGTGGCAGCAGTTCATTAAAGAGAACAAGCAAGTCCCGCCTGAGTTGCAAGCGCAGATGATGCAGATGCAGCAAGTGATCCAGGCGACACAGCAGGACGCGCAAAAGCTCGCACAGGAAAACTTCCGGCTCAAGACAGATGCGAGCGTCGAGGTGTATCGCATCAACGAGCAGAGCAAGGTGGATCGGGAACTGGCGTCGGTCAAGGCTGAAACGGAGTCTGGTAAGCGTGCCGTCGAGGTGTATGAAGCCAACCTACAGGCGGCGCTGGACCGCATGCAGATGATGGCGAATTCAGTATCCGAGCAGATGCGCGCGGCATCGCAGGCGGCTGTGCCGCACACGGAGATGGCGATTAAAGGGCTTGGTGAGAGCCTGACGCCTGTGCTGCAACGGCTCATGGAAGTGTCGGCATCTCAGGTCGAGAGCTTGCAAGGACTCGGGCCTGCGCTTCAGCAGCGGGACGCACAGTTCGCACAGGCCATCGCGGAACTGGCAGCGGGGCAACAGCGGCTCGCCGAACTTGCGGCAGCTCCGAAGCGCTTGGTGCGCGATGCAAACGGGCGCGCGATTGGGGCTGAGTTGCAGCCTACGACCATTCAATAGGTGACCTATGGCAGTGACGATCAGCCTCTACAACCACACCGCAGCAAAGTTCGCTGATGGCAGCTACGCGGTTGGCGATAGCTACGTGATCAACCTCTATACCGCGTTCACGTTCGACGCGACCGCCACGACGAAGGCGGGCGCGGAATCGGGCGCAACGCAGGTGTCTACGGCATTCGGCTACACGCAGAACGCCAAGACGCTGACCGGTGTGACCGTGACGACGGTGACGACGAATGATGCGACCTTCGACGCGGGTGATGTGACGTGGACCGCGAGCGGCGGCAGCATCACGGCGAGTCATGCGCTGATCTACAACGACACGGACGCGAATGATCCGCCTGTGGCGTACATCAATCTCGATGGTTCGCAGTCTGCCGGTGACACCACGGAGTTCAAGATCATCTGGAATGCGTCCGGTATCGTGACGTTTACCGTCGCCTGATGACGATCCACTTCAAACCCTGCCTAGACGCAGCAGCGCGGCTCGTCAACATCCGCTCGGCGTTGCTTCGTGGCCTGGACACGCTGCCGGTGCTGCCTGCGCATGGCCGCGAGATGGTGCTGTGCTGCTACGGGCCGAGCTTGGCGGATACGCTGGAGTCTGCGGCGGGTGACGTGTGGAGCGTGAGCGGCGCGCATGATGTGCTCCTTGAGGCGGGCATTGTGCCTCGCGCGCATGTCGAGTGTGATCCGAGACCGCACAAGGCCGAGTTTTTGCGCCGTCCGCTCAAGGACTGCACGTACTTCATCGCGTCGTGCTGCGACCCTGCGGTATTCGATGCGCTCAAGGGTTACGAGGTCGTGCTGTGGCACTCAGACCAGTCCGACGAGGAAGCGGTGTATGTGGCGAGCGTGGACAATGGCGCTGCGCTGGTGCTTGGTGGCACCACTGTCGGGACTCGTGCGCTGTCTGTCGGTAGTTGCCTTGGCTACCGCAATTTCCGCGTGCTTGGTATGGATTGCAGTTTTCGTGATCGTCAGCACGCTGGAGCACATCCTAACGACGATCCGAACGAGATAGAGGTGAGTGTCTACGGGCGGTCGTTCAAGACGACGAAAAACCTCATTCTTCAGATGCAAGACCTTCTGCGGCATGTGAGCGACACGCAATCGTATCGGTACGTGCTGGAGGGCGACGGGCTGATGCAACACGTGGCCGACAACATCAAGCACTCGCGAGTGAGTGTGGCGCGTAGAGAGAGGCAGGCAGCATGACATTCCAAGTCGGTGACATCGTGCGCAAGGCAGGAGCCAATGACAACAGCATCACATACTGCGTTCAGGAAGTGGGCGACGAGTACGGGATCGAGCTAGTTAAGGTGGATGATCCGAGGGCGGATGGCTGGTGGGAACATCAGTTTTGGGAACTTGCGCCGGATGTGCGCGACGATGCCAGGACGGCCGAGGCGCAGGAACCGAAGCCGATTGTCGAGCAGGATTCCAAGGAACCGGACCCGGTATTGCTGGCGCTCAATGAGAAGCTGACGCTTGCGGCTGCTGCGGTCATCCACGGTGACAAGGACGCGATCAACCTCATCACGGACGCGCTGGTAGACGTTCGGACGGCCATCGAAGCATGAACATCCTCCAGGAATTGCAGAAGCTATCGCGCGGGTTGCAACCGAGGACTGCGCCTGTGCCGCTGGTGTGGCCGAGCATTGGCCCAGTGGGTCATCTGTCGTCGGACCACGGCGTATACATCAACACGGCGTATCGCAATCCCATCGACTCCATGCTGCGAGATCAGGCCAAGATAGACCTGTTGGCAGCGGATGTGAGCGATGGGCGATTGCCTGCCGAGGCATTACTGGCCGCATCGAAGCGGGTATCGGACACGACCGATGCTGTGCGAGCGATCAAGCAGATGCAAGGCGCGATTACGTCGTTCAATGATGTGATCGATGCGCGAGGGAATGGGCAGTATTTCGACTACTTCGGCGTCAAAGCATCGCAGACGACCGTTGCGAATAACTGGTCATCTTTCCTGCGTACAAACGGCAATCCGACTGCGGCGAGCTACAGCAACATCCCAGGCGGCGGACGCATGACGAGCGCGACGACGGGCGCGGTTCCGATACCGGTGACTATCGGCGGCTCGGATCACTTGTACCTGACGAACGCGGCAGCGAACCATGTGACCGGTTCAAACGTCCACATGTACGTGGATGTGCTGGTTTCAGCGGGCAACATTTCGGCGACATCGGCCACGTCTCAGAACATCAGCACGACATCGCTCTCTCGCTGGACATCCGGCGAGGGGCTGGCGATGACGCTGGAGGTCACGGCGGCGCTCGGGGCGACAGCGGCGAATATCACGATCAGCTATACGGACCAAGCCGGGAATACGGCGAACAGTACCGGCGCGATTGCGTTGACGACGAGCGCAGCGACGGGTCGCCTCGTGCCTGTCCTCGATGGTCCGATGATCCGACTCGCAACCGGCGACTATGGTGTACGCACAATCGAGGGCTGCATCCTGTCGGCGTCGATGACGGGGTCGGGTGTTATGGCGGCGCTGATCTACAAGCCGCTGGTGGTGTGCCCGACGCTGACGGTTAACCTGTGGAACGAACGCAGCACGCCTGCGCAATTGTCTGGCATCAAGCAACTGACATCGGCGGTCGGAGGAGAATTGCCATTCGTCGGATCGTTCGTGCTCGCCTCTACAACGAGCACGGGAATAATCTTGCAGTGGCTGGAGTTCGTTTACTCATGATCCTCGACGAACTGCGCAAGGTCGCCAGCGGATTGCAGGGCAAGTGTGCCCCTGTGCCGTGGGGAATCGACGGCATGGGCGAGTTGGGCTACATGACGCGCGAGCGTGGTCTGTACGTAAATCCAGCCTATAGCCGCTCGTTGGATTTGGCGCTGCGTGAGAGCGTGGAGTACGAACGCACGGCGCGGGAAGTATCGAACGGACGATTCGGCGCGGATGTCTTGGCACCGATTGCGCGTCGTATCTCGGATCATTCGGACGTGATCCGAACCATGAAGCAGATGCGAGCGGCGCTGACATCCTGGGATCAAATTGTCACCGCGATCAATGCGGGGAAGTCGGCGCAGGTGTCATTTCTACGGTCATCCAGTGCCGTAAGTGCCAGTTTTTGGCAATTTGAATTTGCGTTAGCGGGGCTTCCGACTGCGGGCACGTTTGCAACGATTCCGGGCGGCAGTGCTTTCACGGGATCATCGGTCGGATCGATGGTGTCTCCTGGAACTGCAAACATCGGCGGCAGCGACCATTGCTATCTCACTAATGTTTCGCTGCACTCTCAGCCCTCGCAGATAAACCAGCAAATCGTGGGCGTTGTCGATTTGCTCGTCGGAGCTGGCAGTATTAACGCAGCAACGGGCACCAGCCAAGACATCTCGACGACGGCTTTACCAAGGTGGACGACCGGCGAAGGGCTTTGCATGTCGCTAGTCGTGACTACCGCTTTGGTTGGCGGTACGGTTCCGACGATTGCGATCACGTACACGGATCAGGCAAACAATACCGGCAATTCTACGGGCACAATCTCGGTAACGACCGCCTCGCCCGCAGGACGCATGCTGCCTGTGCAAGACGGGCCGATGATCCGATTGGCCTCGCCAGATACCGGAGTACGGAAAATCGAGGCATGCATCATTGCAGGCACGATCACATCCGGCGTGATGGCGGGGATCATCTACAAGCCGATCATGTTCATGGGGGTGCTGGCGAATCAATCCGTTGAGCGCACGACACCCTCGCAGGCGGGAGGAATGCGCAGGATTACGGAAACTGCGGGCGCGTTGCCTTGCTTGACGATGATCCGGTTTGCGTCAAACACGAGTAACACGCTTTTAGGCGGCTTCCTTGAATTCGCCTGGGGCTAGCGCGTGAGCACGAATCGCTTCGACAATCAATGGCTGGCATTTAAGGGCACGACGACCGGGTGGGATGGGTCGCTGGTCGCGGGGTCGGACAATGATGTGCCGATGCCGATTGCGGTGGCGACCGCAAGTGGCGTAACGATCAATGCGCCCGCAGCGAATATCACGATTGCAGGCGTTGCGCCAAGCGTTGCAGCGGGCAAATCGATCTCAGTTCCGGCTGCGAACATTACGCTTGCAGGGGTTGCGCCGTCGATCAGGGTAGGCGCATCGGTCGCAATCCCTGCGGCAAACATCGCCATAGCAGCGGTCGCGCCATCCGTATCGGCAGGCAAGTCGGTAATCGTTCCTGCGGTGGATGTGGCAATCGCTGCGCTTGCTCCGACTGTTTCTGCGGGTGCTGGCGTTGGCGTGACGGTCGATGTGCCGTCCGTGGATATAGCGGTTTCGGCCGTGGCACCGACCGTAAGCGCATCTGCCGTGCAGGAATTGATCGGACGGCGTAGGCGCAGTCGCCGCCCGATCTACGAGCTTGACGGCTCAAAAAAAAAGTGTCGAGCGAGGCGCTGCGGCAAGAACGCGAATACATCGCTTCTATCGACAGCATCTACGATCTATTGGCAGAGCAGCAAATACTGCGAGAGGCTGTGGAACTAGCAACCGCCTCGCAGCGTAAGACGATCTCGAACCTGATGACCACCATCACGCGGCGGGTGGACGAGATCGAAGAAGACGAAGCCGTAATCGTTCTCCTAACGTAACAAGGACACACATGAGCGAATTGACGCAGCAAGAGCAAGCATTCTTCGAGACGCAGGGCGAGACGGCACCGGAAGCGCCGGAGGCCGAGACGCCGGTCGCCGAGGCGACGGAAGTGGCAGAGACGCAACCGGAGGCGACGGAGGCAGCAGAACCGGCCAAGCCTAAACTGGTGCCGCTGGAGGCGCTGCATGAGGCTCGGGCGCAGGCGAAGGAACTGAAGTCTCAGCTTGCTCGGCTCAATCAGGAGCGGCAGGAGTTCGCACATTGGCGCGCGCAGATCGAATCCCGGTTGAATCCGCAGGCGCAGGCGCAGGTTCCGGCGTTCGAGGAAAACCCGGCCGAGAATCTACGGCACGAAGTGACGACGGCCAAGGAAGAACTCGCAGCCATCAAGCGGCAAAGCGAGGACAGCGCGCGACAGGCTCAGTTTGCCAACTGGTATCAGACGCAGGCGGCGGCGTTCTCGCAGTCGCAGCCCGACTTCATGGAAACCTATTCGGCGTTCATCGAATCCAGGCAGACCGAACTGGCCGACGCAGGAATGACGCCGCAGCAGATCGTCGCCAAGGTGCAGCAGGAAGAACAACTGCTCGCGTTGACTGCCGCGCAGATGGGCGTGAACCCGGCGCAGATGGTCTATCAGACCGCGATTGCCAAGGGCATCAAGCCCAAGGCAAAAGCGCCTGCGGAAAATGCGACACAAAAGCTACAAAACGTGGCAGATGGGATAAAATCGAGCAAGTCGTTGTCACAAGTACCAGGGCGTCCGGTTCCGGCAATGACTGCGGAGTACGTGGCAAATATGTCGGACGCAGATTTCAAGAAGTTCGCGGCCAATTGGGATGACAACATTTCCCAACTGAGCGCATAAGCTGCCGAGGCTCTAACTCGGAATCGCCCCGGAGGCGTTAACACCGGACAGCCGCCCGAGGCTATAAACCGGATTCGTTGCGTCCCGCGTGAGTGGACGAATCGCAAGACGAAGCGTGATCGCGTCAACCCGATTCTCCATTCACAAAGGAAACCTCATGGCAACGACAGATTTTGGAGTGGGTCACCCACTCGCCGTCAAGCTGTGGTCCCGCAAGCTGTACGAAGACGTGGTAGGCAAAGGCTACTACGGGCGCTTCATCGGCAAAGGTTCCAACAGCCTGTTTCAGATCAAGGAAGAAACCAGCAAAGGCCCCGGTGACCAGATCACCATCGGCCTGCGTGGATTGCCGGTCGGCGCGGGCATTCAGGGTGACGCAACCCTGGAGGGCAACGAAGAAGCTCTGCTGACCTACAACGACGCACTTCTCGTCAATCAGCTTCGCCATGCGTTCCGCACGGGCGGCAGGATGAGCGAGCAGCGTGTGCCGTTCAGCGTCCGCGAAGAACTTCGCAGCGCCGCCGAGGACTGGTGGTTCGAGCGTCTTGAGGTCAGCATCGCCAATCAACTCGCGGGCTACGCCGACCAATCCGACACGCGCTACACCGGCAACAACGCGGCGCTGGAGCCGTCCACGGTATCCGGCACCAAGCGGATTCTGGTTGGCGGTGGGCACGATGCCGAATCGTCTCTGTCGGCAACGACCACGCACGCGATCAAGTTGTCCGATCTGGACAAGGCCGCTGCGATTGCCAAGACGCAGACGCCTCGCATTCGTCCGATTCGGGTCGACGGCAAATCGCTGTACGTGTGCTTCCTGCACCCGTACCAGATCAACCAGCTTCGACAGGACGCCAGCACGGCGGGCAACTTCTTCGACGTGCAGAAGGCGCAACTGACGGGCGGGAAGATCAGCGACAACCCGATCCTCACCGGTGGCGAGTTCATCTACAACGGCGTGATTGTCTACGAGTGGCCCTACCTGCCCGTGGTCAAGAGCACCGTCTCGTCCTCGACCTCGTACCGTCGTGGTGTGTTCTGCGGCGCGCAGGCGCTGGCAGTGGCGGTCGGACAGAACGGCTCCGCGACGAAGATGTCGTGGGAGGAAGAAATGTTCGACTACGGCAACCAACTGGGCGTGTCGGCCGGGATGATCTTTGGCGTTAAGAAGACGAAATTCAACTCGTCCGATTACGCCACGATCGTCATGTCCGGTTACGCCCCGGCCCCATAAGGAGATAGAGACATGGCTGCTAGAACTCTGACTTACACCTTGGGGTATGCTGGACCGGTTCGTGAGGTCCATGCGGGCCTGAACGTCCTGACCTTCGATTGCAACTCGGGGACGACCAAGTTCGGAACGGTGTCGGATATGTTCCTGCTCGGTAAGATCCCGAATGGCGCGGTGGTCACGGGTGGCGGGATCACCTTCGGAACGCAGGGCAACGCGGCGAGCACGTTTACGCTGCTGCTCCTGTCCGACGAAGGCGCTGGCACGTTCAGCACGTTGGCAACACTGCGTGCAGCGGGTGGCTCGATCACGGCGAACGCCAGCACGGTGCAGTCGTACAGCATCGTGGGGCCGGTAACCAAGATCAGCTATTCGGATGATCGAGCAGTGCAGAACGCCGTCCTGGCGTTGAACTGCACGGTCGGGCCTTCGGAGACTGCCTCGTTCAGTTTCCAAGGGTTCCTGACCTACGTCACAGACGGTCGAAGCACGACCTAATCTGAGATGAGCGTCATTCAGCAGACGCTTGAGCGCGCCCTAGACCTCCATAAACAGGGGGACTATGGGCGCGCTGCCCATATGTATAACTGCGTGCTGAACCTGTCTCCGTTCCACGAGGGGACGCTGTATCTGCTCTCCGATCTCTATCTGCGGCAGGAATACTCCGGCCTCGCCATCAACCTGCTAACAAACCTGCTCGACCGCAACCCGTCGAACGCGCAAGCTTGGTGCAACCTGGGCGTCGGGTTCCGCAAGGAAGATCGCTACGACGAAGCAATCAAGGCTTGGAATCGTGCACTCGCCATTGAAGGCGACACGAGCGAAGTGTGCTCGAACATGGCGACGTTGTACTCCGACCGGGCGCAACCGGACACCGCGTTGAAGTGGTTGCGGCGTGCGCTGAAGTGCGACAGCACGAACGTCCATGCTCACTGGTCGATGGGGCTCGCACTGCTCACGCAAGGCAAGTGGGCAGAGGGTTGGGACAAGTACGAATACAGGCAGCAACTTCCGACCTGGGACCGCAGGCTATCGATTGACGTTCCGTGGTGGGATTTCGAGCCGACCGACCATCTCTACATTCACGGCGAGCAGGGTGTGGGCGACGAGATCATGTTCATGTCGTGCGTGCCGGATGTGCTGCCGCTTGCCAAGCAAGTGACGATAGAACTCAACCCGCGTGTGTGCGAGATCGCGCGCAAGACGTGGCCGCAGATCCGGGTCATCTCAGAGCCTGACGACGACAAGACCTACACAGCGAAGATCGCAATCGGGAGCCTTGCAGCGCGTCTACGGCGCTCGGTGGATGCGTTCCCCGGTACGCCGTACTTGAAGCCTGACCCGGAACTCGTGGAGCACTACAAGGCGCGTCTCACCGCTATCGGTCCGCGTCCCTGGGTGGCGCTCGCATGGCATGGTGGCACGAAGCAGACGCGGGTCAAGGATCGGTCGCTATCGCTGGCCGACCTCGATCCGATCCGCAATCGGTTCACCTGCGTCTCGGCGCAATACGAGCACACGAATCCGGTGCTGGCGCAGCAGCGCGAGGAAGCCGGGCTCGTGCGTCTGGACAACCTGTGCGTCGGCGAGGATCTTGCAGCGCAGGCGGCGCTGTTCGCCGCAGTCGATTACGTGGTCACGGTTCAGCAGACGGCGGTCCATGTAGCCGGTGCTGTCGGGGCGAAGACCTACGCGATCATCGGTCCCGCGCCGCACTGGCGCTATGGACTCACGGGTGACATGCCGTGGTATCGGTCGGTGCAACTGTGCCGGGCTAAGAACGGTTGGGCAGAGCAAATCAATTTCGTGGAGCAGTCCATTGCTGATCAGTCAGGAATACGTCGAGCAGAACCGACGAATGCACGAGCGGCCTGAATACGGCGTTATCGGGCAGACCTACGCGCATATTGTCAGCGGCTTGGCAAATCAGTACCGAACGGCGTCGATCCTCGACTACGGCTGCGGAAAGCGGACGCTCGAAGCGGCGCTCGGCTACCCGATTTGGAACTACGATCCGGCGATTGAAGGACTCGACGAGACGCCGAAGCCGCGCGACATCGTGACTTGCACCGACGTGCTGGAGCACATCGAGCCGGAATGTTTGGATGCCGTGCTGGACGACATGCGCCGATGCAGTTTGCAAGTGATGATGGCTGCGATCACCGTGGTGCCGGCGAAGAAGCTCCTGCCTGATGGAACGAACCCGCACAAGATCTGCGAGCCGTGGGAATGGTGGCACGAGCGTCTAAGCATGCGCTGGCGGCTGAAGAACTTCGTCGATATGAATAAGCGATTCGTCTGGATCGGCACGCCGCGATGAACATCGTATTTTTCGCAGTAGGTGACGAGCACGCCGCAATGGCCGAGCTTGCTGCGGAAGCGGCGCGGATCACGAATCCCGCCGCCGACCTGTACGTACTTACAGATATTCATACGCAGTTCAGGACGTTGACGCCGGTACGTGGGCACTGCTCGAAAGAGACGCTCATGTACGACCGCACGATTGCGCAGTATCACTTTCTGCGGGATCGGCGCGAGGCGATCTTCTTGGATTCCGACTGTGTGGTGCAGCGCGACTTGACGGGCGCCTTCGCCGGGCCGGTGGCCGTAACGGAGCGGATACCGCCCAAGAACGCAGCCGGGCAGATATACAACGGTGGCGTTCTCTACGGATCAGGGCATGCAGGCGTGGCGTTCTGGCTCTCGTGGTGCGAACTGTACTGGCTCATCCAGCGAGACGCCTGGGCGTGGTACGGGGATCAGGTGTTGCTGGCGAAGCTGGTGCCGAACTACACCTCGACGCAGGTTTATCCGTCGCACACGCACAACCTCGTGTTGTCTAGCGCCGTCGAGATCGACGCGCACCCGGACGCCTACATCGTCCACTACAAGGGCAAGCGCAAGCACTGGATGCGTGACCATGTGGAAGCGATCAAACAGATGAAGGTGGCCGCATGAGACGCCGACAGATTTACGCCATCCGAGAGCAGGAAGCCGAGCAACTACGAAGGGAGGTGATCCGAAGTGCGTTCAAAGTCGAAGAAGCCGATGCCAATGCCGGGCAAAGGCAAGAAGTAAGCACCAGCAGCGTCAATTGTCCGACGTGTGGGAAAGCGCTCCAGCCTCGCGGGGCGCATTTCCACATCCGCGCGTGCAAGGGGTAAGGCATGGCTATTAGCACGTATTCCGAACTCAAGACCGCGATCTTCGCATGGGTCGATTCATCCTCCGGCGACTTCAGCGGCACGACGATTGACGACCTCATCTTGATGGCGCACCAGCGGATCGGGCGCGAGGTGCGATGCCGCGAGATGGAGGCCGACATTTCCGCAACCGTCAGTGCGGGCGTGGTCCCGTTGCCTGCGGACTTCGTGGACCTGAAGTATGCCTACCTGAACAACGAGCAGCCGACCAAGTTTCTACAGAAGCGCACGGCGCGGTTTATTTACGAGCGATACCCGCACCGGGATGCTGCCGGGCGTCCTGGCTACGTAGCACGCGAGGGCACGAATTTCATCTTTGGCCCGTACCCGGACAGCGGCACGACGTACAACTTAAAGGGCGTGTACTGGCGGCGCATGACGTTGACCACGACGCTGACGTTCAACGAAGTGTTCCGCGTGCATCCTGACCTGTATCTGGCGGCATCCGTGGCCGAAGCGATCCCGTTCGTCGGGCAGGATGCTCGGTTGCAAGTGTGGGAAGCGAAGTATCAGCAGATCCGCAATGACCTGTTGAACGAGGTGAACACCGAAGGTTATGAAGGAAGCGAGGTCGAGTTCTAATGTATCCGCTGAAAATCTTCTGTGGCTATGACCCGCGCGAGGCGTTGGCGTATCACGTCTGTTGCAACTCGATCATCCGGCATGCTTCGGTTCCGGTGAGCATCACGCCGCTTGCGCTCAATACCCTGTCGAGCTTCTACACCGAGACGCACAAGGGCACGAATCAGTTCGTTCACTCGCGTTTCCTCGTGCCGTATTTGTGCGGGTTCCAGGGTCGCGCGCTGTTCATCGACGGCGACATGATCTTTCGGGATGACGTGGCGAAGCTGTTCGACCTGATGAGCAACGATGTGGATGTGGCCGTTGTCCAGCACGACTACAAGACCAAATACCCGACCAAGTATTTCGGGCAGAAGAATGAGGACTACCCGCGCAAGAACTGGAGCAGCGTTGTCCTGTGGAACTGCGGCAACCATCCCAATCACATCCTGACGCCGCAATACATCGCGGAGAAGGACAGCAAGTTTTTGCACCGTTTCTCGTGGCTCAAGGACGAGCGCATCCAGGCATTGCCGCCCGCATGGAACCATCTCGTTGACGAGTACGACCACAACGACGACGCCAAACTGTTGCACTTTACGCTGGCGATTCCGGCGATCTCGTCTTATGAGGACTGCGACCATTCGACCGAGTGGTGGGACGAGTACCACAAGGTCGTGGAGGTAAACGAGCGTGCCACTTAATCAAGCCCTAGACGTGGCGGCAGAGCTTCGCGTGCTGCGCGATCGTCTGAAGACGACGCAGGAGGAACTAAGCGACGTAAACGCTCGGCGCGCGTTGCTGCAAGCGGATGTGGCCTCGATTCAAGCGGAGATCACGCTCAAGCGCGCAGAACTCCGCACGGCGAGTTCCGATCTATGAGAATCCCGCTCATCGGATCGCTTGCCAGCCGAGACTCCACGAACACTGCGCTCTACGGAACCGGCAAGGATCAGAGCTTTAAGGACTGTACATTTACGGTCTACAAGAACGAGGCCACGGGACGCACGACGCCTCGCGTTTACGGGCGGCAGTCGTATGCGCTGGCGGGTTCGCCTGCGTCAGCGAGCGGCGCGGGTACGGCAATCCGGCTGTGGCGCTATCAGTCGGGGACGCCAATTACCGCGTTCGGCTCGACCAACAGCACGATCTACAGCACATCCGCGAGCCTGGGTACGATTACCGGGCAGGCCAAGTTTATCGACGAGGCGTTCGCGTCCGTGGCTACGCTGCTGATTTCGAGCACGGACAAGACGGCGTGGTATTACCCATCGGACGCGGGTACGGGTTCGCCGACGTTTACCGGAGATCTGAACAGCAACACGTCGATCACAAACGTCGTCAGTACCGCAGGCGTTTACGTCGGGCAGACGGTCACGCACGCGAACATTCCAGGCGGCACCGTCATTACGGCAATTAGCGGGGCAACGATCACGATCTCACAAGCGGCGACGGCTACTGCTGCGGCGCAGTCGATCACCCGAACGCCGATTGCGAAGATCCTCGATACCGACTATCCGGGCAACGCCACGCCGAGCCGAGTTCCGACCGGGCGGTTCGCGGTGCTGGATGGCATCGCGTATCAGATGGACACGACGGGGCAGATTTGGGGGAGCGACATCAACAACATCGCGTCCTACGATCCGCTGAACTTCATCGTCACGCAGGAAACCATCGATCTAGGCATCGGCTGCGTGCGCTATGGCAATGGCCTGCTGGCGCTGTCGTCGTCGTCGGTGGAGATGTTCCAGAACACAGGCAACCCGGTCGGGAGTTCGTTGACTCGGGTTCAGGAAGGAACCTCACACGTCGGCTGCGTGAACCAGTACGCCTATTGTGAATTCGGCGACACGGTGGCGTTTGTCGGCAAGGAGCGTGGACTGCCTGGGGTGTACCTGATGGACGGGCTGAAGCCTCGGCGCATATCCGATCAGACGATGGATGCGTGGCTCACGGCGACGGATCTGACGAATGCGCGGCTCAATGTGCTGTCGTCCTACGGCGTGCCGGTGCTGGCGGTGACATCCGGGGCGAATGCGACGAGCTGCTACGTGTGGCACAGCAACGTCAATATGTGGCATCCGTGGGCGCTTGAATACGGCATGACGCAATCCGACACCATCGATAACCCATCGGCGCACGGTGCGCGGTTCGTGGGATCGGATTCCACGCAGACGGTGACGAATGCCGCCGCTCCGGCCTCGGGAACGATCCAGACGGGCGAGATCGATTTCGATAGCTCGAACGTGAAGCGGTTCAATCGGCTGTCCATTGTCGGCGACCGTGCGGCGTCTACGCTCAATCTCAGCGTGTCGTGGTCCACGGACAACTACAAGAACTTCTCGACGGCGCGGACCATTGACGCGAGTCAGACGAAGCAGCAGATCAGGAAGCTCGGTACGGGTAAGGCAATCTCGATCAAGATCACCGGACTGTCGGGTGTATCCAATCGGCCACACGGGATCGAGGCAATCGACCTTGAAGCGGATCAGGGGACCATATGATTGCGCTTGACGGTACGACCATATCTTTGCAAGTCGTTCTGGCGGGCGCAGTGACCACGAACGAAGCGCAATGCTACTGCGTCTACTACGACGTGCTGTCGCAAACCAAGTCAGGCACGGAAGAATACAAGCGGGCAGCGCGTGTTCAAAACACCAATGGTGCAACGGCTGTAACAGCGGTCGCGTCTCCGGCGAACACGAACGTCACGCGAATGATTGAGCACATCTGCGTCTACAACTACGACACGGTTAGCGTTACGGCGACTGTTCAGGTTTACAACTCGACGGGCACGGTGACGACGCGGTTGAAGAAAACGGCGCTTAACGCAGGGCAAAGTCTAGTTTACGAGCACGGCGCAGGCTGGCTTGTTCTTTAGGGGTACACGATGAGCGATGCAACCGAAGCGCGAGCAATGAGGCGGTGGCAGGAGCAACTTGCGCAGATGCGCAACGATGGCAACTGGAGCGCCGACGAGCTTGATTTCCTGCTACAGAATCCCGAGAGCCGATCCGCTGGCGATTACATTCAGCCGGGAAACACGATTGAGCTTCCGCAGGGCGCGGACCTGTGGAAATACCTGAATAGCCTGGGCGTGGCGGGCGGGGCGTCACCGGACCCCATGACCGGGCTTCAGGCGTTCATGGCGCAAAAGGGTCTGACGCTGCCGCAGTATCAGCAGCAATACGGCGGGCTTCCTCTGTCGTTTTCCGAAGATGGGAAGACGGCGACGTATGACCCGTCATTCGTGAAGAATGCATATTCCTACGAGCCCGGCCCGGATTGGTTTGAGTCGGTGATCCCGGCGCTTATCCTTGGGATGGGCGCTGCCGGGTTAGGTGGATTTCTTCCGGGCACAGAATCTGTTTTCGGTGGTGCTGCGACCGCCGCAGCGGGCGAGACTGGCATCGGCGGATGGGCGGGCGCAATCGGCGAGGGCGGCACGTTATCCGGGGTATCTGACCTGGGATGGAACGTAGCCGGGCTTGCGGGTGAAGGTGCTGGCGCCGGGGCATTGGAAGGAATCAATTGGGCGTCGGACATTTTCAACCCGGACGCGCTTTCCACGTTTACCGGGGATGCGTCAGCCGGGTGGAATGTTGCCGGAACTTCTGGCGGGACGGGTGGCGCCATCGCTGATGGTATCAATTGGGCATCCGACATTTTCGATCCGAATGCAGCGTCCGGGTTTACCGGGGACGCTTCTGCCGGATGGAATGTGGCTCAAACAGCAGGCGGAACGGGCGGGGCCGTTGCCCAGCAAGCCGCCAAGACGGGCCTATCCAAATTCCTGAAAGACAAGTTCAACCTCGACGTTGACCAGAACACGCTCGGCATGCTCGGGCAACTGGGCGGCGCAGGAATTGGCCTGCTCGGCAGCAAGCAGCAGTCCGATGCGCTCAAGGATTTGCAAGCGCAGATGACCGGGCAGCGTGCGCCGTTCCTGAACAAGGCTGTCGGCTACCTGAACAATCCAGAATCGTTCTACACCAGCCCGGAGGCGACCGGCGCGGCAAACGCAACCATGCGCGCACTGTCGACGAAGTTTGGCAATCCGGGCGTGTCGCCGACTGCGCAGGGCTTGGCGACCGGGGCGCTCTATGACCGTTACTCCAATACGGTGAACTCGCTCGGATCGCTCGGGCTGTCGGGGCAGGGCATACAAGCGAATCTTGGGCAGCAGATCGCCAGCACGTCGGGGCAACCGTATGCCATTGCTGGCAACACGATCTCCGGGCTGACGAGCGACAACAGTATGGACGATATGATGAAACGGATGTTCCGCCAGCAGTTCGGCTTGCCTTAGGAGCGATACATGGATCTCTCGCAACTGTACGGACCGGGGTATGCCGGGTATCTCCAGGGGATGCAATCCTCGCAGGACCGAAACATGCGAGCTTTGCAGGGGATGGGGATGCTGTCCAACATGCAAACCCAGGACATGCAGCGCAACGCTATGCAGGCGCAATTGGCTGAGCGGCAGCGCCAAGCGCAACAGCAAGTCGAGGCGCAGGAACGCATGCAGGGGTTGCTGTCGCAGCCTGACGACGTGATCCAAGGGATGCTCGGGATGCCTGCGAATCAGGTGCGCGCATTGTTCACGATGGGCGGGCCGGGATCGTTGTCGAAAGTGCTTGAGAAGAACTACGAGATGCCGTCCGATCTGCGGATGATCAATGCGCTGCCGGAGGGGCCACAGAGAGAAGCGGCGCTACGGTCGAAGACGGGGATTAACCCGCAGTTCTTCCAGACTGACCTCGGCGGGCAGCAGGCGGGCTTCGTGCGAGATCCTGTCACGCAGCAGGTACAGCCGGTGTTTCAGGCTGAGAAGACGGCTGCGCCGGGGTCACGTCCCGCATGGCTCAATGCAGACGGCAGCGTTAACGAGGAACTGTATCAACGGCAGGCGGGGCTCAATAGAGCCGGGGCGGCGCAGGGACCATCGCTAACTATCAGTTCTCCGTTAATTCCGGGGCAGGCTGCGCAGAATACGAACGATCAAGGCATATTGGACGCGGGACAGATGATGTCCGGTATGACCGCGATCCAGCAGGAATATCGACCGGAGTTCCAGACACTAGGAACGCGCTGGAATGCGCTCAAAACCGGCATGAAGGAGCGGCTTGGATTAGGCGTGACGAAAGACGATAAGGCGTTGCTGGAAGACTTCACGCGCTACCGTGGGCGATCTGCCAATGCGCTGAATCAGTACATCAAGGCAATGACCGGCGCGGCACTGACTGAGGCAGAAGCAGAACGCTTGACGAAGGCAATCCCGTTTGCGGGCACGGGGATGTGGGACGGCGATTCCCCGACTGAGTTCAAGGCGAAGATGGACGCAGTGACGAAGGATCTTCGCATGGCGACGGCTCGACGCTCTTACATCAAGCGTCAAGGGTTCTCACTTGGTCAGGTGCAGTTAGATCAGATGCCGAAGATTATGAACGACCGGGGGGCGCAGATTAAGAGCGAGATACAGTCCGGCAATCCAAGCATGCAAGAGCAGGAGATCGGTCGCATGGTGCGACGACGCCTCGCCGAAGAATTCGGCCTAGTTTACGAGCAATGACATGGAAGATTTCGCAAGCGACCTTCTAGCACCAAAGCCCGCGAAGCAAGCGCCGACGGCTCCAGTACAACAGCCGCGCGGCATCAACATGGGGGCGGTTTCTGATACGGCAAAGATGGTGCCTGAGTATGCGGCGGGCGGCGCTCTCGGTCTTGTCAAAGGCATTGCAGACTATGGCGTAGGCACCGCTCAAGCGGTTGCTAACCTTCCGTTCATGCCGGAAGGCGCCAAGAGCGCAATGAACTCGTACATGCAGATGCGCGAAGATGCCTATCGCAGCGCGGTCCCTAATGCGCAAGATAGCGTAGAGATCAGCAGGGCATTCGGCCGAGCGATTCCTGCTATCGGCATGACGCAATCTCAGGCTGCGCCAAGTTTAGTCGGGAGAATGGCGCAAAGCGCAAAAGTCGGCGGACTATCGGCGGCAATGACTCCGTACGAAAACGATCCCGATAACTTTTGGCTCGGGAAAGGAATTCAGACCGGAATCGGTACTGCTTTGGCCTTTGCTGCTCCAGCCGTCATCGAGCCGATGTTTCGCGGATTGGCTGCGACGGTGAACGGGCTCGCGTCGAAGTTCAAGGGCGCGGCCAAGACGATGACCGGGCAGACCTCGCAGTCATCCGTTGCCAATCAACTGAAGATCGAACTGCAAAAAGAAAACATCGACTTCGACAATCTATCGAAAGAAGTCCGCAACGGGCTCGTCGAGGAAGCAAGACGTGCGCTCAAGGCTGGCGTCGATCTTGACCCGGCAGCGGTAGCGCGTCTCGCCAAGGCAGAATCGCAGGGGATCAAACTTACGCAAGGGCAAGCTACGCGCAATCCTCTTGCATGGTCCAGGGAGCAAAATCTAGCGCGCACTGAAGCCGGTCAGGACATCGCAGAACGATTCACGCAGCAGAACCGCGCCTTAGTGGAAGGCATGGACGATAGGGTGCTACGCACGGGCGCTGAAAGCGTTGACCCCTACGACGTAGGACGGGCGAACATCAGTTCGTTGCGTGACACTGACAAGGCGATGCGCTTTACCGTAGACGGCGCTTATGCCGTGGCAAAAGATCATCTCGGGCGAGCGGCCCCGATGGATGCGTCGACGTTTTCGAGGCAAGCGAATCTCTCGCTAGATGACGGAATGCTAGGGGCGTATCTACCGGCAGAAGTTCGGACGATCCTTAATGATGTTTCATCCGGGAAGATCCCATTCAACGTCAACACGGCGGTGCAGATAGATCGCGTTATGTCTGCGGCTCAACGAACGGCGGGGCCGGGTTCTCCGCAAAGCATGGCAATCGGCAAAGTGCGTGATGCGCTCAACAACGCGCCCATTGCGGACAACGTAGGCGAGGCGGCGAAGGGCGCATTCGATGCCGCTCGGGGCTTGGCAAAGCAGCGGTTCGACGTGCTTGATGCAACCCCGGCAATGAAGGCGGCAGTGGAACCTGGGGCGAAGATTGCGCCGGAGAAGTTCATAGAGAAGTACGTCATCAGCCCAAGCGCATCTATCGATGACGTATCGGCGTTGATGAAGCAACTGGGTCCGTCTGCCAAGATGCAAATGCAGGGACAGATTATGGATTACCTGCGCACTCAAGCAACCAGCGGCGCATCTGCTGAAACGGCCAAGTTCTCTCAGGCAGCATTCAAGCGCGCACTGAATCGCATTGGTGACCGGAAACTAGAGCTTGTCTTCGGCAAGTCGGTAGCGAAAGGCTTGCGCAGCACGCAGTCAGTCGCGGAACTGGTGCAGGTTGACCCGATAGCGTCGGGTGTCAATCGATCATGGACGACGCCAGCAGCAATTGATTTCTTCGACCGAGTCGGGCAGATGCCGGTAGTCGGCGCATTGATGGGGAAGCCGGGCGATCTTTATCGAGGCTACCTGTCCGGGCAGGCATTGAATAATCCGCTCGGAACTCCGCAGCAACTAGGGCAAGCGGTCCTGCCGGAAGACTTATTGCGGCGGATCGTCCCGAGAGTCGGAATGCTTGGTGCTCCCCTGGGAGCGGCGGGCGCTGCTGGTGTTGTCAACCAATAGACCGGCGATCACGACTACCACAGGAACGATGATCATGCTCCATATGGCGGAAATCGGTTGATTCGGCATCAGTGAATGCAGCCAATCAATCATGACGACTCCACAAGATAAACAGCCCGCAACCCTAAACCGAAATCAGGAGCAACGCAAGTGATCGACCGCCGCAGATCCGAGTTCCGAACAGACAGCGCCACGCTCGGAGCGATCCTGCTCGTGATGGGCTGGTTCGCAAGTCCGTGGAACGGCGACGACACGTTGTTCACACGTGTACTCGCATCGCAGGGATTGGAGCACGCATGGGGGATCATCATGATGCTGACGGGCGGGGCGAAGATCGTCGTATCGCTGGTGCTGATCCCGCGTCCTTGGATCGAGCCGTATTGGGATCGGATCAAGGTAACGACGACGCTGCTGCTGGTATTCGTTGCAAGTTGGACTTTCCTGCACTTTGTTGAAGCCGAGCTATACACGCCGACTGTGCTTGCTCTGGGCGTGATCGCATTCGGGGCGCTTGCGACCCTGATACGGGATGCAACAACGCGAAAGGCGCTCAGGTGCAGATATGGCCGACTCGGTAACCACGGTTAGCGTAACAATTGGCACGGCGGCGGTCCTAGCGGATGTCTCCGGGCTGCTGCACTCGTACCCGCTCGTTTCGTTCATGGGAATGGGCTGTATCGGAGGCATCGCGGGTTGGGCGCTGGCAATGGATCGCGGCGAACTCGACAAGTCGAACGCGCGGCAGATAGCGTGCTTCCTATTTCGGCGGCTCATGCTCGGCGCTTGCATCGGCGTGGCGGCGTCGGTGTGGTGGTCTGACACCGAAATGAATCAAGGGTTGTGGATGCTGGTCACCGGGTTACTGTCGATTGACCCGGTGCGCGGCACTCGGGTCGCGTGGGACAGGATTCTTGCGATGATACCGAAGGCGACGAAATGAATAGAGACGAGCTGCGGTCAATGCTGGTGCTCCACGAAGGGCTTCGACTGTTCCCGTACCGTTGCACTGCGGGCAAGAT